TCTTGTGTCTCGTTGGTGTCTAAGAATAGCGCCCCCAAGAAAGATTCAAACAAACATCCTAATTTCTTATAATTACATCGATTCTTTTTTTCTTCGCTTTGTTTGGATAACAACAACCACTTATGTAATCCTAGTTTATACGCCAACTTTCCAATATGGTCATTTTTAACTAGATTAATCTTTTTCTCCGTCATAAATCCTTCGTCGGCGTCAGGAAACCTCTTATATAAATAATATTTCGTAATCATTTCCAATATGCCGTCCCCGATAAATTCCAGTCGCTCGTTGGAAGATTGTTTTAACTCTAAACAATTGAACGGACAAGAAGAATACGACATATTAGGTTGTTTTATATAAGAACTGTTCGCAAACGCCCTTTCCCAAATCTCCATATTTTTTACCTTATGATTAATGTGGTACGTGCGTAAAATCGTTTCTATATCGCCTTTTTTAATTTTAAAATTTTTTTCATTATACGGATTGGAAAGATCGTCCATTGTATATTTATACATCAATTATTTAAATAAAATATTATATATATATATATGCCTTACATCGCCAGAATACAATCTAGAGTAAACCATACCGACGCCTGTTCGACGGGGAATAAAGAAGCCGGTCTAGTCAACGGTTGGGAATACGCCAGAATCCCTAGTAATATTTTAAAAAGTAAAACCCCTACAGGATTAGAATTTTCTATGACGGGTAAATCCAACCTCCAATGTTGCTCTAGCAATCAAACGGGTTGCCGTCCTTATGTAAACCCCCGCGGTCGCAATAATACCGCGATGTAATTTAAAGATAATGTAATACTCTATATATGAGTTCCGTCTGTATCGATTGCCGTGAAACAGAACTTGTGCAACAGGTGTCTCTTTTATTAGGTCCCGACGTTTTAAAGATAGAACCGTTACATTTAGGGGATATATTGATTTCAGATAAACTAATCATTGAACGAAAAAAATGGTCGGATTTAGCTTGTAGTATAATGGACGGACGGTATAAAGAACAAAGTCACCGATTACTACAAGCTAAATCAGAAGGATATAAAATATATTATTTTTTAGAAGGAAATTTAGACCTATATAAGCCCTATGGTATTTCAAAAGACGCCCTCCGAAGTTGTGTCTATAGTTTAACCTATGAAAAAGAGTTCTTTGTTATTTTGACAAAATCCACCAAAGAAAGCGCGGAGTATATAGTGAAGTTTTATGAAAAAATAAATAAAGAAAAGCGAGCCGTTATACCGCATAGCATTTTAACCAAAAAGAAAAATGACCAAATAAACAAAGAGAATATTAGCGAATATATGCTGGGTCAAATACCTGGCATAAGCACAACAATATCCCGTCTACTTTTGGACAAATATAAAAGTATTGGTCATATTTTTGCTGAATTAGAAAATCCAATGTTGTTTGAGGAGTTTACCTATATAAAAGACGACAAACCAAAAACCTTAAATAAAAACACCATCGTCTCGTTAAATCACTTTCTGCGTAAATAATCGTGTGGCTCTATAGTTTGACTATTTGGATATAAAATAATCTTATCACTTCCGACGCCTGGTATTTGGTTGTAGGGATCCATGCCAGGCAAAAAATTCTGATTAAAGGGTTGGTTGTCTCTAGACGCGTCTTGGGGAATTGTAGGCATACTATGATTTAAAGAGCCCATGGGTATGTCTGTAGCGAAACTGGGTTTAATTTCATACATTTCTTGACCCTGTGTATCAAATACCTTTTCCAAATGTAATATAGGACAGTCTAATTTATTCTTTTTTTGCCATCTTACGTATTCTTTATAATCTTCTAAATCATTTAACATAATAGGATTTACACCGGCAATTTTAGCCATCTTTGGATTGTAAACCATAATATGCTCGCCGTTTTTTATCATAGTAGTAGGACACTGCCCGCTTACAAAGGATTCTTGCTTCATCACATCATTCGTAATAAATAAAATACCCAGTATAAAAACGAATAAAATAAATATAAGCGTCTTTTTCATAATATTATATAGTTATATTATAATGAAAGTAGTAAAAATAAATAGTGACGAACAATTTAAGAATGAAATGCAAGGAAATTGTCTTATTTTATTTTTTCATACCAGTTGTCCGCATTGCCACGATTTAAAACCGATATGGTCAAAAGCGAAAGAAAACAATGCCAATCGGAATATGAAAGTATTGGAAGTCGGCGAACAAGCGTTTTCTAAAATAAACCACCCACTGATAAGCAACATTCAAGGATTTCCTTCTATCATACGTACGCAAAATGGTGAGATGGTCGAAAGTATAAAATTCCCGATGAATGAAGAAAATGTAAATAATTTTGTAAAAAATACGCCCAACAATTCGACAAATGATCCCAATGCTTCGCTTCATGAGTCGCCTATAATATCCAATGGTTCGTTTAATGAGTTGCGTAACGCTTTGAATAAATCCAAGAGTAAAGTTTCGAGTAAATCCAAGAGTAAATCCAAGCGTAAATCCAATAGTAAACCCAAGAGTAAATCCAAGCGTAAAGGCAAACCTAAAGGAAAACCTAAGGGCAAACGTTAGTCTACTCATGAATATGCTCGAATATAGCCCAAAGGATGATGTCAGCGGCATTCGGATTCGGACTACGTAACCTATCCAAAAAAACCTTCCTCTGTTTGCGTTTTTCAGTTTTACCGTCCTCCGGGCTCTTTAAAATTTCATCCAATTCGTGTAAAAAAACGTCTGTGCTATAATAACCTCGAGGCGTCTTTTCTAAGAGCCAAACCTTTTCATAGGCTCGTTGTTTATAAGGAAAAATAGGTGTATCTTTAGATGCGATCACTAAATCAATACCTTCTCCAAATACTAGTTCCGTTCGCCTACCCAGTCCAACGATATGGATTTGTTGTTTTATTCTATGTAAAGATATGCGTAACTCTTCTATATCGGAACACGTTTGTCTCAATCCATCTAAAACCATTCCTCTTAATTTCCTCGTATCTAAACTACTTGAATTATTATAAGTTCTTCCCTTCGCCCGTTCATTGAGGGGTATAATTTGAGGAGAATGGTCGTTCTGTTTTATAAATGGAAACAATTGGTTATCCGTGTTCATTATAGTACGGAGCAATTGTCCCGTTATTTGAATCACGGATTTCATAGGCACACTTTTCCAATTCATATAGTTTTTATTTAATGTAAGAAATACAAAATCCATATCGCTTAAAGAGCTTAAAATAGAACGAATCAACTCCTGACTTTCTCTTATTTTACATATAAATGTACGTAATTTTTCTATTTCTAATTTTGCTTGTATTTTTTCCCATATCGCGCGTAAGTTGGTAAGATTTACTCGGCTTGTTATATCTAAATTATCGTGTGGATTGTCGTGGCATTCGACCCCAAAGAGACTGTCTAACCAATCTAATACTCCCGCTAAAAGAAAAAAAACATTACCTCCGCTCACAAGAAATTGGTCGCTTGTTTTTTTCTGGTCCCATATATTATTGAATTTATCATTTATGATGTAAACCGCGTGCTTTAATAGTCCAATTAAATTTTCTAAATATTGAAAAGGATGAACAGGCTGCGGACCTGGCGGTGGGCGTGGCTGCGGACCTGGCGGAACCGGTGGATCCGGTGGATCCGTCGGTGGAACAAAATTTTTTACAGCATAGGCAATCGCTAGTTGTGTGCCCACGGACACGCGCATTTTTTTTTTAAAGTTGGCAATTATATTATCAATTATGTCTGGTGTAATCAGTGGATAACGGGCGGGAACAAGATCCATTCGTTCGCGTACAATCGTTGCAGCCACTACATCGCCGATGTTTAACATTTGGAATGGAAGAGTACGGGAGCCCATCGTTTGTAGGGTAGGTTGTCTTACCAATCCTATTTCATAGTCAGTCACCATTTTATAAAACTCGACTTCTATGTTTTCCCATTTTTCAATTAAATGCAAAATTTTTGTATCCATATCTTGTTGGGCGGGTTCTGTTGGCGGTTTTTCGAAAACAATCAGTTCTTCTTCTAATGAAAGACTATCCTTTGTCTCTATTTTTGTATCGTAATCAGGTTGTGCTTCAATCGCCGCAGGTATATATGTCAGGTTCCACGACTGCGTACCGAATATATTGTTCAAACCCTTCGCCAGTCTATCGGTTGTATTTATCAAAACTAATTCGGACGTATTCACGTTTAAATCTAGTTCATTGAAACGCTTTATAATCCCCGCGTCCGCGGGCGCGGACGCAACTCTCACAGCAGCCGCGTCCGCGGCACTAACAGCGAGTATCACATCAAAAAGCGCCTTACTACGTTTACGTCGTAAGGGTCCTATTCGTGTTAAAAACTGAATAACGGTCGCGACAACTGGAAATGTAAGCCCACCCGTTTGTCGCAATTTTTTCCATGTTTTAGTGACATGTCTTTTTCGTCTTATTTTTCTCGTCATTATATTATATTATAAATATATAATGTCGGTTATTTACGATATATTATCAGAATACATAATGAATCATAAACTTGTATTTATACTTTACTTAGCCTTAACCTTGGCGATTAACTTTATCACGACCATAGTATTGCCTCGGGTCATATCTTTATTTGTGGAATCTTCTATGAATAAGAAAGAGGTGTTTGGCGAACATCTACAACATTTGTGGGCTCCTAAGACTAAAATGGATGTATTGTATAGTTTAGGCGGTTTATTTACCCTAAGCGTAGTCTTACATTCTTTTAAAGACTATATTGAATCCATTCATATTATTACGGGGATCACAAATTATTTCAAAAAAACTATGTTGACCAAAATATTTGAGAAATATAGTAAAAATTTTAAAGAAATTCCCGAATCTTCTATTCTGTGGGTAGCAAATAATTCGTTCTCTACCGTAAAAATGTTTATATTTTATAGTTTCTCAACGGCTATACCTTATTTACTTACCTTTATGCTGGTAAGCGCGTATTTATACACTCTAAGCCAATCTATTTTATATATTTTTATAACACATGTGGGGTTGATTGCGTTTGTATTGTGGATGAATCACCGTATATTTTTAAATCAAAATATAAAAGTCGAAGGAAAAGTTTTAAATAACATGAGTTTTATTCAAGATAAAGTAAAAAATTTAATGAATATTATTTTTGATAATTTGATACAAAAAGAAGTCAAGGAGATAAACGATAAAGAAGAAGAATTAAAACATTATTTATCGGACTCGTACACAAGTCATAATTATACAGTGTTATGGATAAATATTATATCGTATGTCTCGTTATTTATTATATTCTATAGGCTCATGTATAAAGAGGGAATACTATATAGTACCATTTTGATATTGTTGTTATACAAAGGCATTCAAGACGACTTTGTTAGAGAAACCTTAAATCAATATTATGCGATGTCTAAATTCATTAAAATGAATGAAATCGTTCGCTCCATAGATGAAAAAAAAGAATGTCAACCGATACGAGCCTTTTATAGCATAAAACTCAACAACGTCAGCTACAAATACGACAAAACGTCTGACTATATTTTGAAAAATGTAAATATACATTTTGAACCCAAAAAAATAAATGTAATGACTGGAAAATCCGGTTCGGGAAAAACGACTATTATGAAATTAATTGTGAAATTATACAAACCCACAAAAGGTTCTATCCAATACGACGAATTAAATGCGGAAGATATATGCGAGACAAATGTGCGCGATAATATTTATTATGTAAATCAGCGGACTATATTATTTGAAGAAAGTGTATTATACAATTTACAATACGGAAACCAAGCCTCCAAAGAAGAAGTCGTTCAGTTATTAGAAAAATACGATTTATTGGACTATTATACTCCATTAGAATTTGGTATTGATTCAAATAGTGGTGTAAACGGGTCGCATTTATCGTTGGGTATGCAAAAAATAATTATGGTGGTTCGGGGCATTTTAAAACCAAATAAACACGTCCTTATACTAGACGAGCCCCTCACCAGTTTAGACAAAGAGTCAAGAATAAAAATCGTAAAACTAATCGTAGAAGAGACCAAAGGTAAAACCGTCATCGTCATAAGCCACGACCCCGAAATATTGCCTTTCGCGGATCATATTGTTCGGTTACAACGAGATACATAAATTACCACTTGGTTTTGTTGACGCTTATTTTAGGACCTTTTTTAGATTTATGTTCTCCTGGGTTATATTGTTCTTCTTCGTCTGACCCCAAGTTTTTAGACAATTCCCAAAACTCTTTGGACCCCAGTTTAAAGTCGCGGTGGTGTTCCGCCATATACCAGAAGATTTGGTCTTGTAGTTGATTGGATTTCACGTTGTTGTCTATGACTAAACATTCATAATTTTCGGTACATTGGTCCATCACTTGGCAAAACGATTCAAAGGTCGGAAACATACCCGCATAATTTTCATAAATTCTTTTACGATTGGCGATGTAAGGCTCGCGCAATATAAATACATAATCAATATTGGTCCGCAACGTGGGGGGGATACCGAGTGGGTATTGCATAGTAATAATAAGCATCACCTTCCAATGCCGTCCATTCATAAACAATAAACGCATCATTTTATCCCTTGCCCACCCGTTGTCGTATAAACAATCGTCTAATATAACAAACGTACGAGCATCAATAGAACTTTTTTTATATATTTCTATTTGCTTGTTCACTTGCTTAATGACCGCTTTTTGTCTCTTCAAAATATTTTCGATGATGCCAGTGTTATACTCGTCGTGTATAAATAATTTAGGCACATGTGCCGAATAAAAACCATTACCGGCTTCCGTCCCAGAAATCACGGTGCCAATAGGTATGTCAACGTGGTGAAATAACAAATCACGCACCAAGAAACTTTTACCCGTGTCTCTCCTACCAATCAATACGATGACAGGACCCTTGCTTTCGTCTTTTAAAAAGGTAATACGCTTCATGTCAAATTTTTTTAAATTAAGCGTCATATAGTATAATAATATATGTTTATACGAATTAAGACGCGATTAGTTTAAAACAACTCATAATTTTATTCCTTCATATAAATGAATAAAACCCTCTACAATCCTATTTTTGATTTGTTTCATATTCCGTATATTTCCCGTGTAGATACGTATAACGAACCACTCGATTATAACCATTATTCGTTGACGATAGAAGGCAAAGAAACGCAATGTTTTATGAAAACGATTCTTCTTGTAGATTATATTAAATTGTTAATAGGAAAATATAAACATTATGATGTATGTATTTTACCTTCTAAAGACAAAAAGGCGACCAATATTTACGAAGAATATATACATTCCATTCACAATTATGCTTATGTCGATAATTTTTTTTATATCCTATCCAATCGTTTAA